AGGATAAACAATGGCCACAAACAGCCAAGTAGCCCACGCTTGGGCAAACAAGACAGGGAAACATTGTAGAGGAAGCAACTTCTACTACGATGGTGACACAATATACTCGTACGGGGGACACTTCCCCATTGCGAGGCACGTTGACGGAGTAGTGTTATTCACTACTGAGGGTTACAGCAACTCCACAGCCAAGCACAGAAGCCACGCAAGCCGCGCTTGTAGCCACTTGACTAGGTTCACTGTAGTTGATGTGACAGCGGCAAGAACCTCAAGCTCCAAGCTTGGCAGGTTTACGGGCCACAAATGGAATGTGCAGGACTACCTCAGGCGCATAGATGAGCAGTATGCCAGTGCCTCAAGGGCTATTAAGTACGGGCCGTCAACGTACAACTACGCTGATGACCTTGTGCGGGAACTAAAGGCATACGCCAAGCACTTCAAGCTCGGCAGAACGTACGTGGAAAACCACATACCTAGCCCAGAGATACGAGAGAAAGTTATGGCTCGTTGCAATGCTTATAATGCACGGGAGGATGAGCGTAACCGTGAGCAGATGGAGAGAGCTAAGGCTGAACGGGCTGTGCGTGATGAGGCCAACCGTGAGCAGATGGAGAGGTGGACTAGGTGGGAGAGTGGAGTCAGAAGGGTTCACACTACCAAGGTCTACCTACGGGCAACAGAGGAGAAGCTAGACGGCAAGCGTATAGTGGAAACCTCTCACGGTGCTGATGTACCCTACGACTCAGCAAAGATGCTGTATCAGTTCGCCTCCATTAGAAGGAAGAGCGGCGATGATTGGCAAGGGGGAGGACTTCAAGCACGAAGGGTCGGAGACTTCTCGCTAAACGAAATCAACGGTGATGGCATCAGAGTTGGCTGTCACAAGATAGGCTGGGAGGAGATTGACCGGCTGGCTGAAGTGGAAGGATGGGTGAAAGGATAAATTATGGGAAGAATGAAAGACCTACACATAGATTTCCTGAATGCACAGGAATACTCACAAGACTCACCTCTTACTCGTGAAGAGTGGGAACAAGAAAAGAACCGGCGCGAAGAGTGCCACAAACCAAAGAAAGAAGAAGATAATGGAAACTAAAATGTGCCTCCACGCAGGGGCAAAACTGGTCGGAGAGGATGAGATATATGACCTCCCACCAAGTGAGAATGAAACACACACACACATTCCAATAGAGCATTCGTGGCTGTTGGATAGGGTGAAAAGCTCGCTGTCTAGGCGAGGGACTCCGTTCGGGGAAGGCCAGTTTGCGCTGACTCCAGACAACGAATGCATGTTCGGGCTTATACCCCTGCCAGACGTTCGTGTGCCATCCATAGACGCAAGGTGTCAACTGTTCAAGGACTCTGACTTAGACGCACAGCAGCGTCATCACCTCCTTGTGCGTATGCTTCAGGCTGGGTCAGGTAATGCCGGTGCGTCACTCAAGCCCACTGAACTCCTTGACGTCGAAAGGGAATACCTGCGCTCAGATGAGAGCGTGCTGAGGGATGAACACTCACGCACCCACAACGCTTGGAGATTGCTGCAAGCGTACACCCACACGCTGCAACGTGGAGGCAGGTACGGGAATGACAACAACAGACTCCAAGCTATTGCCGACAAGACTCAAGCGGCTAACAGTTTGATACAGAGATTCGTTGACCCTGACGGCAGCAGAGTGGAGCTATACAAGTCACAGCCACACCTGTTTGAAGACCCGTACAGTGTGTGTCAATCCTACCAGTATGTGCTTGGTTTGCGTAACAGCAACAACAAGCGGTTTGCTGCTGGGATGGTGATAGGGATTGCGCCGTTCGTGTGCGATAACCTAGCGTTCAGCGGTGAGGTTAGGCTTGCCAGAAAGCATACCGTATACATCAAGCGCGACTTGCCCATGATGATTGACGAAAAGCTAGACCGACTTCTGCTTGAAGGAGTGGTGTCAGGTTAAAGCTCACCTTGACTAACCAACACGCTGGTGGTACAACACTGCCGCCAGTGTGTTGGGTTGATGGAGGATAGTATGCCATTCAAACGAAAAGATGTTGTCACAGTAGGCTCCCGATTATGGGAGGTGCGAGTGCCTAACCCGCCAAGACGGGCAACACACGCAAGGCTGGTGTGCGGTGATGAGCTAAACATCAACGGCAAACCCAAGGTAGCAGTCGTCCCCATACAGGACTTCAAGTGTTTCAGTGGAGTTTGTGGAAAGTTTCAATACATAAGAATGAATGCCCAGAAGAAGGTGACTGAGGAGTATGCGGACATCTGGTTCTGGGATGGAGAGCAAGTGGAAGGAATTTAATATGGAGATAAGAACGTCTTTGGATGAGGAGGATTGCGCTAAGGACTTCTGCGAAGAACTCAGGGGCTTGATGGAAATCCACGAGACTCGCGGGCTTGTCAGGAAAAGGATGGGGCAAGCTATGGTCGGGTTTGGCGCGGCCACACTCAGGGCTGAGTGCGATAAGAAAATTGATGCAGCTAGGATTTGCGAGAAGACCATACACATCTGGTTAGAAAACGATTAAGCAGTCGCCGTTCCTTTCTTCGGCGGCTGTCGGGGCGGTTCAAGGTTTGTCATTCTTCCTTGGGCCGTCCCACTTTCTTACCCATTGACAGATACCTCAATATGGTACATACTACTGCTTATGGATAGTGAGACTAGCGCAGACATACCGAAGTTCCAGCCAGAGATAGTGCCCCGTGCGGGGCTTCATGTGAGGATTACCAAGGCACACCACACCAAGCTTGCAATGCTTGTGAGGGAGACTGGAAGGTCAAGGAGGGACATCATTGAGATGTTGATAGACAAATCCAAGGTAGCCGCATACACAGAATAACGGGAGGGGTTACGTCACGTTCTTCAGCGGGGTTCTCCAACCCCCACCTCCTTTACGGGCGTGACTCCTTCCACCATTTAATAGGTTGATGCGTCAACCTTTACACTATGAACAGTAGAAACAAAGGAAAGCGTGGCGAGTTGGAGTGGCGGGATGTCATCCGCTCACACGGTTACGAAGCAAGGAGGGGTCAGCAATTCTCCGGCAATCCAGATAGCCCTGATGTCGTGACAAACCTGCCCTACCACTTTGAGGTGAAGCGGGTGGAGAGACTTCAGATAGATAGTGCAATGAAACAAGCGGAAGGTGAGTGCGGGGAGAAGCCGCCAGTGGTTGCCCATCGTAAGAACGGTGGCCCTTGGATGGTGACGATGCTCGCGCCAACCTTCTTTGAACTGATAAAAGAAAGAAAGAACAATGCCAAATAAACAGAACAGTGAGAATGATAAGCTACCAGCCGTGCTTGCAAAGGCGCAGATGGAGCTAAAGAAAGCGGTCAAATCCGCTGACAACCCCTACTTCAAGTCGAAATATGCGGGGCTAGATGAGGTGATTGAAGCCTGTCGTAACGTACTCAACAAGCACGGCATCGCCGTGACACAAACCGTGGAGTACACACCGGAATGCACCAAGCACCCCACGGACAGAGACCCCGTCACCATCCCCCAGCAGACAGTCCTCGTGACTACCTTGCTCTACGGTGAGCAGTCCATCAGGAGTGTTATCCCCTTGGACTACAAGCGTGGCGATATGCAAGCTTTCGGGTCGGCACTTACTTATGGGAAAAGGTACGGGTTGGCCAGTATTTGTTGCTGCTCAACTGAGGATTCCCTCGACGATGACGGCAACAAGGCTGTCGGTGAAAAGAACGTAGCAGCTAAGGTCAACAAGCGCACCAACTACAAGCCCAAAGCTGGCGTTGCATCGACTGAAGAACTGAAGGAACTGGCAGCACAAGACGCTGCTGATGACTTCCTTAAATAAGGAAAGGAAACAATGCCATGAAACTAAAAGTAATTGATATAAGTATCAAAGGAATAACCCCCTTGCTACAACACAGGTTCAGCGAAGCTGCTGAAGTGTCCGGCGGGAAGGCAACCAGAACAGTTGTCAGGACTGACGAAACCCCACGGGAATCTGCCGACAAGGTGTGCTACCGGAACAAGGAAGGTGAGTTCTATATGCCATCAACCTGCATCCACCGTATGCTCATTGAGGCTGGCAGCAACCACAAGCTCAAAGGCTCGCGCAAGTCAGCCAAGTATGTGGTGAGTGGCGCAGTCCAAATGACATCCGACTCAATCATCATCGGGAACGGTGACGGCAAGACACCCGCCAAGGACTTCGAGGTGGACAGTCGCCCCGTTGTAATCCCCGCAACCAAGGGACGCATCATGCGACACCGCCCAAGGTTCGATGACTGGTCAAGCAACTTCTCGTTGAGAATAAATGAAGACCTGTTACCGGAGGATTTCGTCCACCAGTTGCTCGATGAGGGCGGCTTGCAGGGTGGCATCGGAGACTTCCGCCCACAGAAGTTTGGCCCGTTCGGCACGTTCCTTGTGACTGGATGGAAACCCCAAGCCTAAATCATCTGCGCCTCCGCTGGGGGCGCAGTCTTTAGGTATGGTGCGGTATGGTAAGGTGCGGTGAGGTCAGGTAAGGCTCGGTAAGGTTAGGTATGGCAGGGTGGGATTAGGCGTGGTGGGGTAAGGCTGGGCAAGGTAAGGAATGGTTTATGAATTTAGTTCGGCATGGTGAGGCGTGGTGAGGTACGGTCAGGAGATGTCTGGTGTGGTAGGGTACGGTACGGCAACGTCTGGTGTGGTAGGGTACGGTACGGTCGGGTTAGGTAGGGTAAGGAATGGAATGGTTACAATTAAAGGAAGTAAATAAATGACAGAGATAAATCATAACGATAGGGCGCATCACCCTGACTTCCCCCCGTCATCGCTGCCAGCACTGGCAAAGTGTCCGTGCTATAAGTCATCGGATACGGTAGGGGAAGCGGCAAAGCGCGGAACAAGACTTCACGAAAAACTGGAGTCACTACTCAAGAGCGATGAACTTCGCAAGATAACCAAGAAAGACACAAGCAAATGAGAACACCTAACGAAATACGCGACAGCGCGGTGCGTTGCTTCAACCAGCTTGCGCCGGAAAAGTACGATGTCGGTCAAGCCAATAGTGAAGTCACCACCAACCTAGACCAACACCCCGACCTAGTTGGCGCACTCCGAGAAGAACTCATCGACGGCTGGTTCTACTTGGGTTCGCTGGCCGCTCAACTCGACGAGAAGGACGAGCGCATCACCAAACTTGAGGCAGAGGTTGAGCGGTGGAAGGAAAGGGCTAAGAGATAATGCCATACAATCCCGACTTTGATGTAGACCTGAAATTCGGAGAGAAGTTTGAAGGCTGCTTGGCTGACATACTTAACCGAGGGAAGGTCGAGGTAAAAACAGAGAGGGATTTATGGGCAGACACCGGCAACATAGCCGTAGAGATAAGATGCAACTCAAAGCCCAGCGGGCTGTCCGTTACCAAGGCAGACTACTGGGCGCACATAATGACAAAGGACGGTGACATTAAGTTCATCGTCATACTTCCAGTTATCACACTTAAAAGGAGGGTGAAACACCTATTAAACGCGAAGCAAGCAAACATAATACGAGGGGGCGAGAACGATGCCTCAGAGCTAATCCTGATTCCATTAAGCAAAGTCATAGGAAATAAATAATGATACACAAAACAAAGTGCGTGGACTGCAATGACCCAATCGAAATAACCTTAAGCGACAGTGAACTCTCAGACGCAAAGGAGGTGGGCCTAAACCCTATGGTGTGGCTTGATAGGGTTATCTGTCAGCGGTGTGAATACAAACGTGAACACGGAGGGAAGGCTCCGCCCTACAAACCCAAGGCAAGCGACTGGCTAATAGGATAACGCAATGAGACTCCGAGACATTGAACTGTTGGCAGAGATACTAATAGCCCTGTCCTTCTTTGGCCTCGTAATCAAACTGGCATTATATATATGAAAGAAACTAAATTGGAGCAATGGGAGAAGATTGCCTACACAATACTGGCTGACCCCAAGGCCAGTAGGAGTGAGGTCGACTGCGCCCTTACTGGAATTACTCAGAGCAAGAACACTTGGCTCAGGGAACAACTGCAACTCAAACGAACGAAAGCTTGGACTGCTAATGTCAAACAAATCTAAATACCCCAAGGAAGTAATCTGGGCAGCGCAATACATACTGTCGGTGTGCGGCAGGAAGAAGCTGGTAACCGAGCAGAGGGTGGAGATAATGCGGGACGGGGTTCCCGTTTCATTCGGCAGCATGGACGCCTACTGCAAGGGCCACCTGTTCGACCTGAAGACAGGGCAGGTACGTGATTACAAGCAGCAAATGGCTGCATACGCATTGGGGGTTATGCAGAAGTTTGGTGACAAGAAGCTGACCTGCCACTTGGTTTACTCAAGATTCAAGAGAGCAGACACCTTTGACCTGACAATGACCGAGGCACAGGATATTGTTTACGGCATCATGGATTCAGTAAACGACCCAACAAGGTCGCCTTGGCCCTGTAGCTATTGCGCTTGGTGCGCTAGAAAAGAAAGCTGCACCGCCTTAAATCAATTCGCTTACACCGTCACGGGCCAACTGGAAGCGATGAGGAAGATAAATCTCAATGGCCCGATTACCCCCGCCGTCCGTGAACGGCTTCTCTCCATAGTGAGTGCTTTGGAGGGGTGGGCGTGTCGAATCAGAGAGAAGGTAAACAAGGAATAGTATTATGCCTGAAGAAAACAAACGAAGCTACGTTAAGGTAGCAAAGAAAGCCTACCTGTATAAGAACGAAAAGAAACAGGAGGGAAGCAAGCAGCCGGATTACACTGGTAAGGTGGTTGAGCTTGACCTGAACGAACTCGGCGAGGTCGCCGATGAAGCGAACAAAGTTACTCTGTCCCTTTCGGGATGGATTGAGGAAGACCAAGAAGGAACGAAGAGAGTTGGCATTCAAGTCCAGAAAGTTATTGGCGAAGCCCCCAAGGCTGTCGCAGCTGGAGCGGAAGCAGCACCCTTTTAATAAACACTAGGTCAACCAACCTCCCCTCTCCTTGGACGCGAACGCAGGTTCAGGGAGGGGGGAATTTATGTAGAAAGAGAAACTATGGAAAAGAAAACAAATAAAAAGGACAAGGAGCAATACGTTCCAAGCGAAGCGGAACTTACAGTAACACGAATGGCTGTCGTCGCATCGGCGATGGCCTTCGGTGTTGAGGCTGAAGACATACTCGGAAGGAGAAGAGGTAACGAGAAGATTACGATGGCAAGGATGACTTGCTACTGGCTGCTCCGCAAGATGGAGATGATGTCTTACGTTAGAATTGGAGCCGCCATTGGCGGCAAGCACCACGGTTCCGCGATGAACGGGTTCCGCAGAATCGAGTCAGAGATAGAGCTTAACCTCAGGGGTGGCTACATCACTTGCATAAGTGATGCCATTGATTACTACACGGACTTCCGCAAGGAACTCAAAAGGAAAGAGCTTGCCCGCAAGCGCAGGGAGTTTAGCAGTAACTCCGAAAAGGTTGATGCATCAACCTTGGAAGGAGCAACGCGATGAGTACGGAGTGGTATAAGAACAGCAGCACCCAGATGCATGACCCTGACATGGAGTACATTCAGTCCAATGACTCTGCCTCGTGTGCGGTCTGGGAGTGGGTTAAGGGTGAGTGCAGAAGAAACAACTCTGACAAGCTTGACTTCCTCTCTGAAGACGAGGTTACAGTCGCGTCTAGGAGGCTGGGGATTGAGCCTGACAGGATGAAGAACATACTGAACCTGATTGTGTCTGTCGGATGGATAACACCTGACAAGCGTGTCCGGTCATGGGGCAAGTGGCAGACCAGCAGCCCAAGAAAGGGAAGCCCGCCAAGGAGTCGATGGGAACGCAAGCAAGACTTGGAAGCCATTGATGAGCGAATGAAGGAACTGGGCTGGCACAGGAGCGAGGTAGCTGGAGGCGAGTATCGCTGGAGCAGCGAGAAGGCCAGAGCGGAATACTTTGAGCTAAAGAAACAGCGCAAGGCCATACAGGCCATGATGGTCGAGGAGGCTAAATGCTCCTAATCCCAGTGACACACCCCTTGGTGATTGCGGTTGCATCCACAGTAGGGTCTGCCTCCTTCTCGGAGTACAGGCTGGACGCTATCACCACAAACTCAGGGTAAACCTTGAGCAAGATTCCGCTGGTTACACACGGGCAGGGCTTCACCTTTGAAAGCTCACTCTGAACGTAGCCAGCGGGGTCTAACCATTCAACCTCAACCTGCTTACCTACCCAACTCTTTGGGAACTTGCTTCTAAATATTCTTCCACCCATCTTTATATTTCTCCCATTTGCATACCATAATGTTTCCCTTGCCCTTCCCTGCCGGAAAAAGAACAGCGGCGGAGAGGCTGCTGTTTCCGGCAGCCGATACTGGTATAATGTAGTACCCATCCGCTGAGATGTCAGGGTAATCCCTTGAGTAAGGCAGGAACAGAATCAGGAAGTCACAGTCCTTTTTCTCGTATGCCCTTCTCTTTTTCCCTGCGCCATGAGACAGGCTGCACCGATAACTCCGATGCCTTGACATATTAGCCGTCTTAACTTGGATGCGTTTAATCGAGCCATCCTTCTCGGCTATTAGGTCGTAGGTGTCTGTATTCAAAGGCCAACTTACCGTGAACCCAAGCTCAACCAATTTCGACGCAACTGCAAGTTCTGCAACGCTCCCTGTTCTTGATGTATCTGCGATGTTTCAATCCTCCACCCTATTTCTTGAGCCTACCAGATGGTTTCTCTGTGACCTCAAGCTTATCTAAATTATCTAAATTGATTGAGAAACTCTTGATGACTGCCCGCGCTTCCTTCTCGGTAGCATCCTCACCTAACCCAGCTAGGGCGATTAAGTCCTCCTTTGTCGGGCCACCCTTCTTGAGCATAAAGTTGTCAACCAAGTAATCACCTGCACTCCTTCTTGCCCCGCTATACATCTTCAAAACTTGCCTCACCTGCTCGTCTTGCTTCATATCCACCCACGCAGTATCCCCCCCTTCGTAACTGTTGCCTTCTTTTAGGAGAGCAGTCATACCTGCCCACTTGGGACTCTTGAAATGCTCAAGTTTGCCGGACAACTGCCACCTGCCCTCCTGTGGTGGCCCCTTAATACGGCGTAACCCAATCAACCTTTGGTAGACAGCGTACTGGTCACGGTTAAGCTCGTAGTCCTCCTCGTCACGACTTATCTTCCGCCTTGGGATGGAGGGAGCAATGTCAGAGTTCCTTGTGTCCCGCCAGAGCCGCCAAATCTCTGAGGACTCGGCAGTAGGGATAATCTGACCCGTCTCAAAGACCCCAAAGGAACTGTGCAGGTAACGCTCAAAAGAGCTATCAGGGTTAACCTTCTTAATCCCCAGCAGCATCCCGCCTCTGCGAATCCTCTCAACAGGTTCCCCCCATAAATTAAATATAACCGGATTCTGTTCCCCAGCCTTCTCGCTCCACTCGCCCTTGTTGTTAATCCAGTCCCACGCTATCATCTTCTTCTTCCAACTCAGCTTTAACTCGTCAGTAAACGTGTCGCTCCTGTAATTCCTGCGCCAAGGGTTATCCTTTGAGTTGTTGTAGAACCAGTCAAGGGTGTTGGGGATAGCAACCGCTGCCGCTCCCCTGGCCCACGGCTTAAAGAGTTCGCTGGGGGACTTTGTGCGAATCAACCCCTGAACAAAGTCTCTGGCGTTCTGGGCAAAGCTCTGGTTGAGGGCAAACCTAAACTTCTGCTCGCCAACGCCTAACATCAGGTTGCCAATGTTTTCACTAAAGGCCTCCCTCTCGCTTGCGGGCATCTTCTCCAGCATATCTTGGAATGATGACACCGCCAGCATTATATCACCAAGCGGCCCAGCCTTCTGGAGATTCGTAACCCTGTCGCCCTTCTGGTAAGCGGTGCTTTCTCCTTCCAGAAACCTCCCCAAAGCATTCCAGTTGATTGTTCCGTGCGGGACAACCTCCGGAGACAGGTAAGCTACCGAACGCTTTTCATCCTCCATCCCCATCGAGTAATCAACAGAAATAATGTCAGTGCCAGTCATCTTCCTGATAGCGTTAACGCCAAAGTACGCGCCCAGTCCAGTTAAGACCCTAGCAGTTGCCATCTTCTTTTGAACAGTCCAGCCTTTTCCGTATGTTGGGTTCAGGGCAACGTCAACCACACCAAGCGGGGTGTAAGACAGATATTCCCCGACTATGTTTACCAATGTTTTCTGGTATGGAACAGTAGACCTGTACCCAGCGTAAAGCGTTCTCTTAACGCCCCCTTCCAGCCCACCCGTCTTCGGGGCGCGTAAGTAGTTATTAAGCTTCGCCAGATATTTTGTCGCCAAGTTCTCGTTCTGGAAGGTAGCCCTGTTGGCTTCGTTCCTGAGTTCAAGAAGCATCTTCTCACTGAACACTATCTCCGGAGCTTTTGTGGCTCTCTCAATCCAAGTGTCAGTCTTATCTCGCCCCCACCCCTTTGACCTGCCAAGCCTTGTTCCGTAGTTCTCCACCAATCGGGCAAACTCAGCGTGGCGGAACGGTAAGTCACCAGCCGCCAGTGCGCGGAACATCAGGTTGGGGGCCACCCCTAGAGTTCCCTCCGCTAAATCCTTCAAGGTCTTCTCCGCCCCTTGCTTGCCTTCCTTGCTGCTGATTTGACGACCAATTCTCTTCCACGCTCTCCAAGGGCTTAACGGACTCATCACAGTCTCCACTCCAGCCTCATACATATTTGCGCGTTGCCCGAACAGCAGGGAGCTTATCGCGTCATCATACCTGCGATGCTTAAAGGCTTGCCACTTCTCTCCCTTGGGGGCTTTTAGTGCCTCCCTGATTCTTTCCAAGCCCATCCCTTTGGTAAGCCCCTTAACCTTGGCTAACGTGCCTCTCGCGGGTTGGATTATTGTGTCGCTTATGATTTCTTTCTCGCGCCTAGCAATCTCTGCCGCTATGTCAGCGTATTCCGGAGACTCCTTATCCGCCATTGCCTCAAACTCCTCACGCAGCTTCTTCAACTCAGCCCTTCTTGCTGGCTTCCCAGTATAAAACTCGTGCATCAGGTCTAACGCCCTAGTAGTCGCACGGCTTGGCGCACGGAGGAGCAAGGGAACAATGTTGCCGCCCACGTTCAGTACCAGCGTGGCTGGGGTCAGCAGGTTGCCTTGGAGTGCTGAAACATACAGGTCAGCCCATAGCTTCGGGCTGTGATTGGTCATAAACTCCCACTGGTCTCTTGACGCAGCCTCAGACTTCTGCAATTTCTCAAACGCATCGTTAAAGTTTTCCTCTGTCGGTTCCCTTCTGTGCTTATCCTGTGCCTCCTTAAACTCCTTGATAGCGTCCATTGACTTCTCAACAAGACCTTCAAGCTCTGTCCTTTCCTTACCCTCAATCTCCTTGCCGCCAACGCTGTCCTTTAGGGTTTGGTTTATCTTATCTACGAGTATCTCCGGAGTGATGTGAGGGTTGTGCTTGAGGCTCTCAATCCTCTGCCCTAACTCAGTCGCATCACTTGCCCACTCCTGAAGAGATTTGGTGTATTCTTCCTTGAGTGCTGGCGCGTCAGGGTTGCCGCTCTTCTCAGCCGCCTTGTAAGCCTCATAGTTTAACTGAACCTTACGGCCATCGGTCATACTCTTCACGTTGGAGGGGATGCCTTCAGTCGCTTCCATAGCCTCCACCTCGGCCTTGCTTAATCTGGAAATCATATCCGCCCAACGACTGCTGGGGAGGATGTCATAGAAGGATGTGGGGTCTAATTCTAGCTCACGAGCAATGGCTATGTCTTCCGCTGTTGCCCCTTCTCGACGCAGGAAGGCAATCTCCTTCTTGACCAGCTCCTTCATTCTCCGCTTAACCTCGACAGTCTCCGCTCCAACCGCAACCGCTTCAGCCAGCTTTGCCTCTGCATCGACAACCTTCTCGGCAGCTCCCTCCACCTTGGCATCCTCCACCACCACCTTTTCGGCAGCTTTGGCTGCGGGTTTGGCTGGTTCTTTTGGAATCCATTCCATCGGTGTCACAGGCTCATTGCCCTCGGCCCTCTTGTCTGGCATCAGTTTCCCAGACTTCATCTCTGGCGTGAGGTCGCCTCGCCTAAGTCCACCCCCAAGAAGCAAGTCCACCGTCATAGGCTCGTCGCCCACGAGTTCCTTGTAAGCTTTTGTTCGGCTCCTGCCCTCGTGACCCGTAACCTGCCACGCTCCCCTTTTGGCGTTCCATTCAACTTCCACAAACGGCGGAGCTATGTCTGCCCCCTTTTCAGCCAAGGACTTTATGTACTCAACTGTTTCCGGTTTCCCGCCACGAGGATTTAGGCTTTCAAATTGACTCGGAGTTAGCTTAACAGTCCAGTAGTACGGCTTTGACCTCTTCCCCTGATTGGGCACAAGCCCTACGGCTTCTGGCTCTATTTCTACGGATTCCTTTACTAATTTTTTACCCTCCCATACGGCGGGTTCGTAGATAGCATCCTTTCTCGACCCCCAGTTCAGCCCCTCTGCGGCTGCGGGTTCTTCCTTCAAGGCTGCATCCATTTTAGCGTCACGCGCTGCAGCCTCAAGAAGAGCTGCCTCTGGGTCAGGGCGCACTTGCAAGGTGGGTTTCTCCTTGCCATAGTAAGCATCCAAGCTTCCGGCTTCGGGGATAGGCTCTGGCGGTATGACAATAGCCGGAGCTTCTTCCACCGGAACCTCTGGCCTGACCGGACGTTCGCCCAGTATCGGCTCCACAATGGTTGTCTCTTCCACTGGGATTCCTTCCCTAACCTCTTTCCCTGTCTCCTTGTCTATCCTTGGCTCATCAAGCCGCATCCGCTCAAGGGCTTGCAGTTCTCCCACAATCCGGTTAAACGTCTTCTGCTTCTCGCCCTTCAGCTTGGGTAGAATTTTACCCTCCACAACCTTGACTTTTTCCGCCGCAACTCTGGTTGCGTACTCCATCAGGGTTTCACCCTCCTTCGGGGTAATCGGCTCTCTTCCCTCCGCTTTGGCAGCTTTATTCTCCCTCACCCTAACCATCCGCACCCCAGCATTATTAAGCTCGGCTCTTGTTGCGGTTTGCAGGTTAATATCAATCCCATACTGGGACTTCAAGGCTCCCTCAAGGTTCTTGGCTGAACCGTGTCCAAGCTTGACGGCAAAATAGGCAGCGAGGGCTGCTCCGGAAACTGCCTCCGCCTTCTCCTTGGTGGAGGCGTTCGGGTCATACCAAGTATCCAAAACTTGAGGTAGGCTTTGGTGTATCCCGTCTAGGATGTGGGTTGCAAAAGCTGCTTCCGTTGCTGCTGTTGTGGTTGAGGCAGCAGTTCCGACAGCAGTCCCCTTGGCTGTCTGCGCCACCTTGCCCAACACCGACCCAGCACCGAGAGTTCCCAGCCCTCCGGTATTGCCAACCATAATGTCAGCGAAGTCCACGATTGTCGTTGTGACCCCAGCGTAAGCTCCCCACGACTTCGCTTGCCAAGAGTCCTTTCCGTACGCTTTATCAACCTCAACTACTGACTTATCAATTTGCTTCTTGGCTGCTTGGAGCGGTTTGTGGAATGGGGTCTTTGGGGTTCCCTCGAAAACAGCCCCCATCACACCACTTAAAAGCTTTAACCCTCTGTTCCTGTCCTTCGGCCCAGAGTCGTAAGCCTCCCAGAACGCCTCATCCAGACCCTTCTTCCACGGGAAAACTCCCTCTTTAGCATAAGACCCTTCCCTAGCTAATGGGTGCCAGTCTCCCTCTGTTCTTTTAGATGGGCCAAAGATTAGGCTGGCTGTGTCCGTGTCTCTTATTTTTTCAAACAGGTTTGGCTCTGGAACTGGCCCAGTCGTTCCTGCGTCCATTCGGGCCTTAAGTGCAGCAGCCTCCCTGTCAACCTTTCCCAGCCGGAGCAGGAAAACCTCCCGCTCGGAGCGACCATACTCGTCAGGAGTAAATCCCGTCTTCTCCTTAAAAGCCAGCCTTCTGGCCTGAAGCTCGGCCTTCTTCTTATTCCATTCCTTGAGCTTCTCTGCGCGGGCTTTCCGTATCTTCTCTGTCGGAAGCTGCATAGCCTCTGCCTCCACCTGCTCGGCTTGGAGAGCTTGAAACTGATTTGAAACCTCATCCGTCTCGTCCCGAAGCTTAAAGATATTGCCCTGCTCCACCTCTGTCTCTACCTCTGCAATCTCAGGGGAAGTGGCAAGCTCTGGTTCGGGGAGAGTGACAGGCTCTTCCGGCAGCACCTCCTCAATCGGCGTTAGCCCCAAGCTTCGCCCGAAGGATGTGGACGTAGGGACACTCAATGAGGGCATTAACTCAAATGGGAATGGCTTCTCCTCCTCCTCTTCCTTCTCCTTGAGAGATGGCATCAACTCAAAGGGGAACGGTGGTTGTTTTAGTTCATCAGCCATTGCTGTTTCGTTCTATCTCTCTTGCCACTCAACGCCATCGAAGAAGTAAAGCCTACCGTCGATTGGGTTTTTGAACACGGCGTTTTTTGCCCACGGCTCATTTGTCCTTGGGTCTTTTGTGAATGCAGACATCGTTTTCCTCATGACGGCCAAGTTTGGTGATATAGGCACTGTTACTGGCTGTGCAGGTGCAATAACTTCCGGAGGTTGCTCCATCCCCGCTTCGCCTGTCATTCCTTCACCCAATCCCCCCACTTCCGGTTCCTGCTTTTCAAGCACCAACCCGCCGTATTTATCCTGCCATTGGTCTACTGAGCCAGTGTAAGCTATTTGCTGCGCTTTGGTGAGGACTCTTACAAACGTCCCTGTTTCTACGTCAGGGCCATCAGGCTTAAATACATAGGCATTTGACTTCTTCGTTAAGTCGTCAGGGAGAAATCCCCCCAAAACTGGGACTCCACCCTTGCTTACCAAAGTGTGGGTGTCTAGCCAAGGTCTGAACACATCCTTAACGTCCGAGTACCCTCCTTTTCCGTCTGGCTTAAAGAACGCAAACTCGAAAAATCCTCCGCCAGCACCAATCCCCTCCGTCTGGTGTCCCGCTGCCTTTGCTTCAAGCTCGTCTACGTTAACAAGTCTCCTGAAGTCGTCCATACGTTTCTGGCCCAGCCTTGCATCCTCTAGCTGCCTAGCTTTCTGGAGCTCCTCCTCAGTTTTCTCCCCCTCGGTAATTCTCCTCGTTGCAGAAGCCATTCCCGCAAACGCAGTGTTGATTTCACCATCTGCTTCAAATATCCCTCTGTTAATGCGGCCTAACGCGAACCCCAAATCACGCCCACGCTCAGAAAACCTGTCTACACCCTCAAGCTCTTTCTGAACGTCAGTTCTCTGCTTTAGGAGGGAGTTCCTGAAGTTGATGCTATTCTTGATTGACTCCGGCGGCTCCCCTTGCATCGCAGCCTTGTATTCCCTAGTGGTTTCGAGCCTCTTCATCCTATCATCTAGGTTCTTCCTATTCGTCAGTGAAATCTTTTGGTCGAGTGGACGGCTATCGAAAGGGACAATGGTCGAACCCAGCAAACTAGCTTCCTGATATGCGATGCTTTCTGATTCCGACCTATTCCCCCGAATCTGCGTTCGGATAGCTTTGTTATCCTCATTTATTAACGCCTTTCCGCCAGCCCTAACGTGATATCCAAACAAGTTGAGCTTCCCATTCTCGTCCAGCATCGACTCCCTAACGTGCGGGGGTAAACGGCTTTCTTGGTAGATTCCATTTTCATCAACAGCCCCCTCTCCCAAATTCGTAGCGTACAACTGCTGTGCTGCTTTGGCGTCAGACCACAACGCATCACTTCGCTTCTGTGCTGCTGCACGCTCACTTGCAACCGTAAGTTTCCGAGCGGCTGCGAATGAATTATACTGTGAGGCAAGTGCTTGAACCTGAAGCTTTGCAGTTTCGTTGCCTTGTCTGGCAAGCCGAATGACTCTCTCTTGAGCAGCCCTCTCCTTTGCTGGAGTTGCATTCGGCCCAACATTGAGAAAGTTCTTGAAAAACGAACCGCCCTTGGCCCTGACTTCATTGAGATACTTTAAGTTAGCATTGTCGTTCATCCCCGTCATCACATCGACTATGGCCTTAGTCTCCTCCGCGCCAAGCGCAGCACCAATCCTAGCAGACTTAGCACTCGACGTAGCCTTGTCCACCTTCATTCTGGCATCAAAATCATCCATTGCTGCTCCAACGGCTCTGGCTGATTCGACATTTGCTTTCGTCGCTGGTTGGGTTAAATTGAGTGTTAGAACCTCCTGAATCCTTTGCTTGAAGGTTGCAGTGGGGTACTTCTCAAGCTTATCCTTCCTATACCGCTCTCGTTGTTCAAACGCTTCGTCCGCAGACTTGGCGGTGACTTTGCTGAGGGCTTTTTGGAGTTTGGCCTCCTCCGAAGCCTTATGCAGAGCCAGTTCCTTCTTGGTAAACAGAAGCTCCATCGGCGTTTCCTTGTCTGGCAAGCCCGCAGGTTCAAGCTCCTTGACAGCCTCGGAAACATCTCTTTCCAGTTCCTTGCCCAGCCCAGCCCTCTCATCCTCTATGACTTGCTTTGTTGCCTTCGGCAATACTGTCTTTGATTTTATGCGGGGAACCAACGGGGTCTCCGTTTCCTCCTCTTCCTGAATCGCATACTCCGCATCTCTCGCCACCCTTTTGCGCTCCTCGGCAAGCTCCACCTCAGCTATCATCTTCTCAATCTCATCACCCTCACGGGCAATGCGCTCAAGCTCCGCAATCCGGCTCTCTTCTTCTTCTATTTCTAATGTTTTAGCCATAATTTATCCCAAGTAGCGGGTGCTGGTGCGCCTACTTAAATGCTGAAGCAAATTTACCAAGATTGCCAACGCCCGTAGTAAATTTCGTCCAATCCGAAGTCGGGTCATACATACTTGCTTGGCTTCCAAACACGTTACCAGCGAACTGTGAGCCAAGTGCAGCAGCGTTCGGGTCTAAACCTATGCCACGCTGCATCTGTGGTGCAGCAAACGGTGCTGCGCCCTGCTGTAATCCGGCCATTGCACCGCCTTGAGCGGCAACTGTTTGCAGTCCAAGCAACGACTGGATGTTACTAATATCCTGTTGTCGTGCGCCAATCTGTGTCCCGATGTTCTGTTGCTGTCCGGCAAAGGTAGCTCCACGGGCCTGATTGATTTGCTGTACCCTGCCCATCGCATTAGCAAAGCTCTGCTGGGCTAATCTGTTCTGAGTGTCAGCCGTTCCCTGCCCACTGGCAAGCCAGCCACCAGCTTCGGCTCTACGCTGTCTTCCAAGCTCCTCACCAGCCCTAAATTTCCCAAGAATCTCCCGTAAGGCAGTTCCGCCTCCCAACGCCTGACCGCGCTTCGCTGCCTGACCCAAGATGTCCTGCTCTATTGCCCTAATCTGCTCACCCGAAAGACCTTCGCCAAGCGCGAGCCTATCGGCAATCGCCCCTTCCACGTCAGCCCGCATAGATGCCTGAATCCCCGTGTCACCCAAGGTCGGCGCATCCGCCGCCTCTTCGTAATCAGGAACCGATGGCATACCGGAAGCCAACTCCTCGGCAGTTCTTTCTCCACCACGCAAGCGAGTCGCAAATTCCTCCCGCAAATCAAACTCTTCGGGAGCCATTTGCCGCAACTGGTCTCTCTGCTGCTGAACAAATTGTGGGCCAAACTCTGTAAGATTATCCAACTGCGCTTGTGACATGGTTGGAATCAGATTAAGAGCAGCGTCCATCTCCTGCTGGGTAAGCTCTAAATCACCAAATCCAGTAAAGTCTGCAACCTTAGTCTCCCCCGTATCCGGGTCTTTGTACTCCACCCGCTCACCAAGCCTAGCCGCTGACTCCAGCTTACGGCGCGTTGGTAGCGTCTCTATGTCTGCGTAAATTGCTTCCCGATTTGCTTCAGCGTAGTCCGGTGCTTTTGGTTGTGGTGGTGTGCTTTTTCCCATAGCTTTAGTTCCTCATAAAACGGCGTTTTGCCCTGCTCATGTCAATCTTTGTCACCCTGTCATTGTATTTGTGGCGCACCCACGCCATCCATTTGGACGTATGCCCTAAATCATCCCACATCATACAGTACATTGCATTCAGGGACTTCGGATACCGACTAACAGAGGCTTCTATGTAGCAAATCGGGCCACCCGTGTCCGTGTAATGCTCGTAACACTGTTCTTCTGTATCAACATACCGTACAAGAGACAATCCTACCAGCTTTCCGTCCTTGGAAACCGCATAGTATCGCCCATTATTAACAAACCACTGTAACCATCCCAGAACCTTCTCGTCACCCCACTCCTTGAGGTAATCAAGGTTGCCAGAGAGGAACTCTGCCATCTCTCTGGTGCTATCTGGGTATTGTACGGTACTATCGCTCATCGTTCCGGTTTAATCGGTTGTCCAAATGCTGATGTCTCTATCGAGTGTAATGAAATCCGACCAGACTCAGCCTGTGCCTTAAACTGAATCTGATTAAACCTGCCTTTCGATAGCAGGTTATACCCTTTCCGAATCAAGTTAGCATCTGCCGCCAATGTAACACTGCTCGCCAGTGTTTGCCCCGTGCCACTCAAGTCTATGTAGTAGTCTAAGTTAGACGTAACTGTGGTGGAATGTATGTTCTCAAGATTGAACTGAACCGAGTACCCAATCTTATCTCCCCAAGTCTCACCATAACGGTATGCTCTGGACTTGATATAGCTTTCATAGACAATCGTTCCGTCCCGATAATTGGCTTCGGTTGTGTCATCGTCAGCAGTGTAATCGTTCCAAGTATAAAATGTTCCCCTTTCGTCGCCAAAATTAAGCCGCAGCTTACCGCCGAATGCAGTAATCATCCAATCCCTCGGCTCCCATCCCGTCCAAAATCCAGTCCAAGATGATGCAAGGAGGTGATAACATAAAACCCTGTCAGGGCTTGTGGATGAATCCAGTGGAACAGAAAGCAGATAACGGTTGCGCCAGTAGACCGCGCAACACTTGCTAATTTGAGCCTGATTGATTCGGCCAATTAGGTCGTTGATGGGGGTGCTGACGGGTAGAGAAACATCGGTCTGCGCTCCCGCCTCAATCGTCTTAATCGAACGCACTCCGTCTCTGGAGAGGAACAGTACATCCGAGCCGACCTGTTGAACGGTTCGCTCCGCAACACAGCCCGTCCGATTGTTGATTAGCTTGATTGTCCAGTCGGCAACCGCCAATGCTGGGTCAGCTTCCACCACCCAGATTGAGAGTTCCTTAAACACAAGCATATTATAGCCATACCAAGGCGTGAGAGCGACAATCGGGTCGCCATCACCACCGCCGACTCGGATACTGTTACCAACCAAATCCCAAGACTCGCCATCCAGAATATCGCTTACAAAAATCGTGTCATTGGGAACCGAAGTATCCGCGCTGGTAGCAAAGAGCCTGTTATTTGCAGAGACAAGCAGCTTCGGCTTGAGTGGGGTCTGGGAAAGGTGGACAACACCTTCAGCAGTAGTCCCGCCCGATGGGGCAGCAGCAAATGCTATAGTTGGGGGAATATCTGGGTCATAGCCTGAACCAGCCGTGTCTATTGTCGCGCTGACTACCTTACCGCCATAACCAAGAACTGCCGTAGCCGCTGCAAGGGAACCGGAAGTGGACGTAAAGGTAATGGTTGGGACGCTGGTATATCCCAGCCCCCTCTCAGTCACCTCGATAGACGTAACCTTGTTAGCGGTAATGGTCTGGTTGGCCGCAGATGTGTCTATATAGCGCAAAGCTCCGTCACCGTCTGCATAGAAAAGCCTGTCTACTAACTGAGCAAACTGAACAGTCGCGCCAACAGCTATTGAGCTTCCGACTATTTCGGTAAACAACCCAGCCTCGGTTGAGCTTTTCAAGGTAGTCCCACCATCCGACAAGACAACCCGCTCAGTGGCTCCAGTATCAAAGTAAGCACAACCCCTGATAGGAGCAGTCAAGCCATTCCAGAACTGGCCTTCGCTTTCCCAGTTAGTTGCAGTCGTTTCCCACACAAGATAGCCCACGGACAGGTCTGCACCCCGCCGTGTAACCGCATTGCCGAACGGGTCGAGGTCAATGTTTTTACCCTCAGAATAAGCGTTATCAGGGATAAGGTTGGCCCGTGTCGAACTAACCTGCCCACCCAAAAAGCTATCATTACCATCCAATAGGATAGGGTCATCAAGCACGTTGTTTGATTGAACTGGCATTACACTAAATCAGTCCTCTGCCAATAGTCAGCAATCATTGGCACTATTGAGTTCATCTTGTCAGGCTGCACATTGTCCAAGTCACGGCAGATTTGCAGCATATTCCCCGCCTCACCAAATTTAATCTGAGCCTTCTGGTACTGCATTGCCCGCTCAAGCATATCCGCCTCCGCATAAGACAACAAAGAGTTCTCCGCACCCAGAATCACAGGCGAATCACTGTCACCCATCTCCACAAACTTGAGCTTGCCAAGGGCAAAGAGGGTTCCAGCTGCTTTCGGGGTTGGGATGGGCTTAATCCGGCAGTTACCACTTGCATCTGGAGGCAACGGAACAAAGTTGGAAGGATTAGCCCTGCGCTGCGAAGTGTTGTTCCATTGATTCGGGTCTAACTGGAAGAATTGCATCCAGCTTGCACCCACAATCTCAGCACCATCCTCTTTCCCAGTCTCAGTGAACCTCATGGCAGCAACGAAGTCCAGCTTGGGAGCCGTTGCGGCAACTGTTGTCGAGGTTGGATAGTAGAAGACAGTGGGGTCATCGGAAAGAGTAACGACTTCATCCTCAGCAGCCACAGCTGTCGAAACTGTTCCCATTGAGTTAGTCCAGAGGGCCGATTCAAAGAGCATACGGTAACGGTTGTTGAGGAACTTCTTACAGGTCGTGACTGACTCTGCATCAGTGTCGCTCAACTTCGTCGTAATCTGGTCTGCTAATTCGCTTAATGTCATTGTCCGGACTCCAATCGTCGTTCAAGTTCGTTTATGTATCTTCCCAAATCCCTAATTAACGCAGCCCCATCATCCGTCGAGGTCGCCGTTTCCATTCCAGCCGGATGACTTCCCGCTATCTCGGAGAAGCCGTTCAGCTTCGTCGTCAAGCAACCGCTGCTTGCGACGAACGCGAGCAGCATCAATAAGGTCGTCCACTTTCTTGTCTTTGTCATCTTTTCTCTTCTGCGCCATCTGCGCTGTCGCGATGTCCCCAAGAGACTCGACTGCATCTACCAATCTTGGCAATGCAGCCAAGCCCTTGAGTGCCGCTAATATCATTTCTTCTTGGCGGAGTACTCTTTGAGAGCGTCCACAATGGACTGACCGCCAATGTATGCTGGTACGATAATGATGACCGCACCAATCACATTTTCTGCCACTATCGGTGACAGGCTCAACCACTCGGTAGCCAGCACAGTCAAAAGACCGCCAATAGCCATCCAGAGCTTTCTTGATTTCAATTTATCCTTCATTTTTATTATTTTTTATTAGTTGTCTTATCTTTAGAACGATATAAACGAGTGAAGCAACCGAGATGAGAATATGGAGAGCAGTATCAATCTCCAACATCCAGTTACCTAAACCGCTCGCGGAGGCAAACCCCACTTTTATATCGTTTAAGTCAATCATTTTCATTTACTCCACCCGAATACCTTGGCTAAAATTATTATTGATACTGATACCTAACTATAACTATCCCATTTGAGCCATCACCGCCCGCTACCGTGCCGGTAGAGTAACCGCTTCCTCCACCACCGCTTCCCGCCGTGGTCGCGTCACCGCCCTCGTTATTCCCACTGCCTGAACCGCCAGCACCTCCTGCACCGCTACTGCCACCAGCACCCCCGCTGCCGCCTTGGAAGGTTCCTCCACCTCCGCCAGCAGCATACGTTACGGACGAGCCTGAAATGCTTGAGGCAACTCCCGGCCCACCATCGCCTCCGGTCATCCCAAAGTCATCACCATCGCCTCCCAAATCACCCGCACCACCGCCACCGCCACCACCGTACGCAGGTGACATCGCCGCCATACCTCCATCATAGCCTTGTTGTGGAGGCCCAGCCGTTCCCGAACCACCCATGCCGCCAGACATGCTGGAATAGATACCGCCACCACCGGAGCCGCCATCATTGCCAGACCCGTCGATTGGCAAGTAACCAGCACCACCGCCGCCGCCGACAGCCGTGAACGAACCGAAAACACTGTCATCACCATCAGTTCCGTGGTTAGATGTGCTTACCGCTGGCGCACCCGCTCCACCGTCTCCAACCGTAACAGAGTATGTAGTAGCGGTAACGGTGTAGGAAGCATCGGAGAGGAGTCCTCCTGCACCACCACCGCCGCCATAAGCCGCACCACCACCTGCACCGCCAGCAACAATTAGATACTGAACAGTATCGTCAACGGAACCCACAGAAGTCACTTCAAACGTGCCATCAACAGTAAAAGTGTGAACCTTGTAGTCACCATCAGTGGTGACGGTTCCGCCAGTAGCGACATTATACTCCCCACCGGGATGCGGAGTTCCACCCGCAGCTTTCTTTAGCATGAATGGATGTACGCCGCCGAATGCCATATTACTTCAGGTCTTTTAGTAGAACGGCTTGGATACTGGTTGCGCTGGCGACATAGTAAACAAGTGTGTCAACTGCCCCACCTGCACCAGTGGTTAATGTTGGTTCAGTGCCGCCCTCGAAATGCCAGTAGCTTGCCGAAAAATCCAAGGTACGACTTCCTGTTCCGTCTTGAGTAATAACAATCACACCAGACTGTCCCGCCACCAAGTTGCTCGGATTGTCCAAGACACGGTTGCCAGCCAACGTAACTTTGAAGTTGTTTGAAAGCGCAAGGTCAGTGGCAATGTTTGCTCCATCACTGAGTGTAGTTACCTCTCCGCGCTGCCCCGCTGTGAACGTCTGGGCAACATCCAGCTTCGCAGTGTCAGCATCATAAGCCTGAACATCTGAACCTATCACCAAGCTCAATGAAGTCGGCGTGACGTTGGAGTTGAGCAGGGTTGAGGTACTCGTAAGTCCCGTGCCGCCTTGGGCTGCGGCGACTGTTGTGCCTTCCCAAGTGCCAGTAGTGACAGTGCCTAAAGTCGTAATCGCAGTAGAACTGCCAACATCAAGCGCAACTGGGTCAGTCGTACCGTCTCCCACAAGAACCTCACCATCAGCCAGCACCGCAGTTGCAGTGACCGCACCCACCCCGCTGCCTAGAAGGACTCCGCCATCGGTAAGTGTCTCCGCTCCCGTGCCGCCCTGATAAACTTTTACAATCGTTTTAGCCATTTTGTTTTATTCCTTACTCAGATTCATGTTACGCAGTCACTACCGTGTATTTGATATTAGCAATCCAGTTGATTGTTTGTGCCGCAACCCCCGTCACTTGAACCTCAATGTCATTGCTGTTAATGGCGATGGTTGCGTCCAAAGCACCCGAATCATTATCCTCATCAAAAACCGATGCCACTGACCCGCGTATGGCGGGGCCACTTCCTCGCCGGTAAACTAATGCTATTTTACGGAACCCCCCTTCGTAGGAGTTATTCCTGCACACCACATCGACTTCCACCAGATAGGCTTCATACGTCGATGTCGTAAGTGACCAGATTGCCGTCTGGGTATCATCCGTGGTTACTGCTTGCTGCGTTTCCAACACATAATCCCTGCCGGAAGTCATCGCAGTAATTGTATTCGAGTATGCTGACGGTCTGCTAACTGCCCCGTTGGCGTGGCCGATGCTCGTATTGTTTTGAAAGACAACATCCGAACTCGTGGTTTCAAATCGGTAGCCGTAGGAGAACGTACCGTCATTGACCGTATTGCCAGTGATTATTGTCTCATCACAATCATCAAACTTAACGCCATAGGTCGCTGACAACTGTTTTGTGACTATATTGTTGGAGACGATTGACTTCGATAATTCCGTGAAGAGCATACTGATATTATTCACGGAGCGAACAACATTATTGCTCACCACCGAATTAGCAGCATCGTATGTAGCCGCAACGCCACCAGACCCAGAGGTTATATTGCTTTCGTACTCCACACTAATGCCTGACCCAGCCCCAGTAACGCCGTCAACGAGATTTCCGGTAACGGAATTAGTGCTGCCCGAAACAGAAATAGCTGACCCCGTGTCTGTACCGTATGCGCCCGTATCCTTTATTACGTTATCAGCGATGACACAATCAACAACCTGTGAACACACTATGCCGTAGGAAGCGTTCTTAACTATATTGCCAGTAATAGTTGCCCGCTGACATACAAGTTCGTCAGCACCAGTCGATGGGCCGTTTCTTGTCAGAATGATGCCGTATCCCTTTGCAGTTGACGAATCAGCTTGCTCAACTCGGTTGCCTATAATTACAATATCAGTTCCCTGCTTTACTTCCAATCCGTACTGAAAGTCTTCTATGTAATTATCAATGTAAAATATAGAATCAACTGCCCCTTCGACGTCATCGCCTTCGGCATAAATTCCAATAATTCCGGGGTTCTTGATAAAGTTACCTAAAGCGGTCGCCACAGAGGTAGCCGAATCAAACTTTATTGCTGCCCCTGCAAAATCCTCAATCCGGCACCCCTGAATCAAAATGTTCCGCGCGTATCGGGAGAAGAAGAAATGCTGACTACCTGTTCCTATCGAGGTAGCCGTGGCCTTAAAGTTCCTTATCGTGATGTTTTCCAGCCGAGTAGATGCGTCTGTCCCAATAGCGTCGAACAAGTGGTCGTTAAGTGCAGTATTAAGTTGTGCGCCGCCGCCGCCGTCCAGTGTGATATTACTTTTAAGGTCAAGCGTAGCAGAAATAATGTAAGTTCCAGCCGGAAAGACTAATACTCCCCCTGCTGGTATCGCATCAATCGCTGCCTGTATCTCAGTAGTGTCATCCGTGACACCATCACCTGTTGCCCCAAAATCTTTTACACTAATCACATCCCGCAACTTCGCTTGGGTGGTACGGTCAACGGCTCCGGTTCCTGTCGGACTAAACGTAACCAAATCGGAAGTAGTCGAACCAATCGCAGAGGTTGACGCGGTGACAACTTCAATGTTGCCCGTGCCTGTCGCGGGTGCTGACGAAAAGGTAAGCGTGGTTCCTGATACGGCATAGGTATCTTTCTGCTGGTAGACACCTGAAATATAAACCTGCGTGTTATTCTCTGAAACAGGAGTCTGTGAAAGCGTAAACGCCACGGTAGCCGTATCACCATTAAACCTCTGAACGTAAAAAGTTGAAGTGCCAGATGCCTCTTTCCATGCAACCCCAGATGCGGCAGACGCATCCGCAGTCAACACATAATCATCATCCCCGACTCCGAGCCTAGTCTGCGAAGTGGTGTAAACTTCTAGGTCGCCCTTTGTGGTTAGATTCCCACCGGACTCTTCTACCCATGTAAGCCCGCCAGTGTCACCTGACTGCGCCGAAAGAACATATCCGTTTGTGGGAGCATTGCTTACTTTAAGGTTGGCTTCATCAACAACATCATCCGCGATGGTGGCAGCGTTACCTACGCTGGTTACTTCTCCCGTCAGGTTTGCATTGGTGGTAACGGTATCGGCATTGCCAGTCAGGTCACCAGTTACATCACCAGTTACATCACCGGTTACGTCACCAGTTACATCTCCAGTCAGGTCACCAGTTACGTTTCCGGTAACATTCCCAGTTACATTACCAGTGACTGCACCTGTATGCGTACCTGCACTATCTCCCGTTAAGTCCCCAGTAACATCTCCCGTTACATTACCTGTTACGTTACCTGTTACGTTACCTGTTACATTCCCAGTTACATTACCTGTCAGCGCACCCGTGAAGGTTGTCGCCGTAACGGTGTTGTCCTTCACCAGAACGCTGTCAATGGTTACACCCGCAGCACTGGTTGTTTCTGAAACTGTGTCGGTTGTTATGGATTGGCTCGCAGAGACAATGATATTGGTTGAGCCTGTCGTGTTGCCGAGTGCCAGCACTTCAGCCAACGTATCAGAGGTCGCAACTTCTGCATCCACATAAGCTGTGGTCGCAACCTTCGTTGAGTTGTCGCCGGAACTCTGTGTGGTTCCCACAACTCCGTCTGCCAGAACGCTTGTTGCCGTGACGTTGCCGGTCAAGTCGCCCGTCACATCTCCGGTCAAGTCTCCAACCACACCGCCCGTTGCGGTAGTTATGCCTGTAACCTCGGCAGTTCCAGTGGACTTGATTCCTGCTGTGCTTACCTCAAGAGCAAAGGTGTTGGCCGCATTGCCATCAGTCAACGCAACCAAGTTCGCGCCATCGCCGCCACCCGCTGGCATCGCCAGCAGTTGGTCATAAGAATCCGCAATCGTACTTCCTGTTAATGTAGCCATCTAAAACCCCCACGCTTTCTTAATTTGTTTTGTTGTAAATTGCGACTTCTTCAAGAATCTGGAGCCTTCCGTTTGCTCCAGCTTATAGTAGCCATCCTTAACCTGCTCGGCTTGGGAGGGAATTTTACCCGCCGCACCTACCAAGGTGAATCCTTCTGGGACTGCTTGGCGGGTGTACTCGGCCCCGTCAATGTCGATACACTCAGTCCCTATAGGAACCAACTGCTCAACAACATCCCCTCTCTCCGATTCAAAGGAGTAAAGAGGCATTAGTACAGTGCCTCTTCGTCTACCGCTTCCGCAGCAGCCAAAAGTTCATCACCCTCCAAGTCAAGAGCAGCTTCCTCCGCATCAAGTGCCTCCGCATCAACCGGAATCTCCTCAACTACGTCTTCAATATACTCAACCGGAACACCTCCAGCAGTTTTGATTTGAACATGGGCAGTGCCATCTTCGTTCACGGCAACAACCTCACCCTCGACAGAATCAAGAACAACGGCATCACCAATAGCAGGAGAAAGAGCTTCCCCTCCCTCAGTTTCGGAAACCAACGCTTCCATAGGAACTTTAATCATTTCATTACCTTCTTTTTTAGAATCAACAGAACTACTGCAGGAGGGGGAATGTCCCCCTCCCACAGTAATAATAAGAGTTACGCCACCTTTGGGCTGCATAACGTGTTTAACCTTTACGCAGTGGAAGCAGTCTTGCTTCGCATGATAACGTAGTAACCAGTGTTCTGCCGCAGGGTAGTCCAGAAGACCTTGAAACCAGCGGTAATCAGCATATTGAGCGGGTCGCTCTTATCTGCTGAATCCGTGATAATCATCTTCGGACTGAACGGAGACTGACTAGCCAGTTCCGGCACACCGTACGCTCCTTCTCCCAAGAACAGGGAGGCGTGAACGTCTTTCGTGTTTCCGGTTCCGCCACCAGCCGCAGCATCATAGATGAAGCGGTCAGCGTCAGTTCCAAGTGCGTCAGCAGTAATGAACGGATTCGTTGTCATAACGAACTTGGCACCGAATAAACGGCCAACCTCGCCCTTATACAACTCTTCCACATTACTATACTGCGATGCGTTCAACCAAGTGTTGTCCTGCATGATGTCGCTCAATACTTGAGGACTACACACAGCAGCATACATCCCACCGCTGGCGGGTTGCGCTCGGTTAACCTTTAACTGAGTCACAGCATTCAGAACAGCCGCACCATCCAGCGTATTGCCAGTGGTCGTTGATTCAAACGCCGAGTATTCAGTTGAGCCAGTCGTCTGCCTTGTGCCATCCGCATAGATTTCAGTGAGTGAATCACCGTTATCAAGGTTCACAGATGGGTCAGCGTTATAGCCGCCTTCCATAGCAGTCGCGCCTGAGTTCACGTTATCGCCCACATTGGAACCAACCAATATGTTGCGCGTGATGTTGTCCATATCGATGGCAGCATCTTGTCCGTTAATCTTGACACTCTGTTGCAAGGAATTAAATAAATCCGTTGCATTTAGAACGTCAGACAGTTTGACAATCTGACCACGTTGGATGAGCGTCTTGCTGATTTTCGTCAGCGCAATCGCCCGTTCTCCCACAGTTGAGGCATCGCCTTCAGTTAGGGTGTTGATATCAGTTGCTTTCGGTGTATCCCACCTAAACATTGATATTGCTTTATGACCCGACTTCGCAGGAAGCGGGGCTTTGGAGCCGAACTGGTCGAGTACCAGAGCTTGAACAGCATAGGTCAGCAATTTCTTGCTGAAATAATTTTGGTACTGGTTCGCCAGTGCAGCATCAGTAGTGACATTAGTAGCCATTATTAATACCTTCCTGTCTGTTAGAGTGAATCATCAAGTGACATAGCGGCCTTACGAAGATGCGATTCTTGTTCCTCTTCTGAGAGGTCTTCAAACGCTCTTTCCCCATCCGGCCTGTCATTGGTAAACCCACCACTAATAGACATCTTTTTTTCCAGTTTTGTTAGTTTTTCTGTTAGTTCTTTAACTTCAGCTTGACTCGATTCCGACTGTGCAGCCTTTATTTTGTATTCAGCAATCTGAACTGCGTGACGCAACCCCCGCCCCTCTGGGACGTACATAAGGTCAGGATGGTCTTTAAGGATTTGGTTAGCAGTCTTGGTAAGCTCGGATTCAGTGTCTTTGAGTTCAGGGGTTTCCCTCATAAGGTCTGCCCTAGTCTCATCCCACTTCGCCTGTGCTTCCTTTACTGCGCGGCTTTCCCCCGCCTTGTCGGCTTCGGCGCGAACCTTGCTGGCTCGCTCTCGCGCATTTTTAGCGACATCATGGTCGCCACTGCTCTCAAGCCTCTCAGCAGCAGATTCATAGTCTCCCGCTGTGAAACCCTTCTCATCCCTATACTCCTGACCTTCGTTTAGGTCATCTCTCGCTTCACTTAACTCCCCTCGGAGTTTTTCCAGTTCTTCACGTTCCCGCTTAATCTCTTCTTTTTTGGAGTTTATCTCCTTCCAAGATTTCGATTTACGGGCTTCGTTCTTTGCCCACTTACTTTTAGGCTGCTCCTCGGTTTCGGGAGCCTCGCTTTCTGTCAATGAACTATCAGGCTTATCGACATCCTGCTCATCAGTCTCCGGTTCGGCTTCCGCCTCCTCAACTTTTGGCTCTTCAGGAGTCTCCTCCGTTTCAGTTTCCGGAGTCTCTATTTCGACTACCGGAGTTTCACCTGCATCGGTAACAGCATCGTGCTGTTCCGCTGCGGCCAACAGTTGTTCGGCGGTAATTTCGCCGGATTCTTCTGGCATAATGTTTCCCAATAATAGTGCTTATCCTCGACGAGCCATCGCACCAAGTAGACCAGTCGTTGCTGTGGAGCCTTCACTCGGAAGATATTCGGCTCCGTATATATCTTCCGTAAATTCTTTAGGTTCTTCCAAATCTCTTGCCAGAACCTCAACAGTGTGAACCGTTGTCCTAACACCATTCGCAAACCCTGCTTCAAATGCAAGGTTTTTCTTTTCCGAAACAGCTTGCTGATTTTGCTTCAAAACCATGTTCAGGAGAACCATCCGTAGTTTCCTGCCTTCTACTGTGACGAGGAACTTACGCAATAAATTCGCTTCTGATGCTCCCCATTCCGGTTCACCCACCCAAGGAATGTTACCTGATAGACGCCACGCAATCTTTAAGAACTTCAGAAATCTCATTTCACTTTAGTCATATCAAAAGGTTGATGCATCAACCTTTATTGTCCCACCCCAACTGATGCAGTTTCCTCAACTGGCATTGGGGCATTGGGGGTTGGCTGTGGCGGAGCTTCGGGCAATGCCTGTGGAGCTGGCTGGGTCTGGGCTGCAATTCCCTGCGCCTCCGCCGCTACTGCGTCCTCTTCCATTGGAGCAGCCCCGATTGATTGTAGATATTCCATGACATCCTTCCGTAATGCGCGGGCATTATTAGTGTCAACCTCTTCCATGGCAACAAGCAATCCATCGAGCCTAGCCATAATGGCTTGCATACCCTGCGGGCTTACCTGCACCCCCGTCTGTCTGGACTGCTCCAAGAAAGCCATAATCACCCCAATCCTAGTCTGATAATTCTGACCAGCCTTGACCGGAATTATCTGTCCAATCAGGAGGGCTGGGAGGGTACGCTGTTCGTCCTCACCTTCATCAACCTCTTTCTGATTTGGGTCTTGAACCAGTCTCTGAATCAGGGCTGGGTCATCAAGCTCAAGGATGCTCTTATCCAGCTCAACCTGATTTATCCAAGGCGACTCCATGAAGAGTTGTTTTCTCTGGACGGCCTTGGTCAACAACATTGACCTGCTCACCATATCCATTCCGCCGCGAGGTTCAATCTGGTATTGTTCGTGGAGGGCTACTGGGTCAACAGCAAGGGAGTCCTCAAGGAACCGGTACTGCAAGTCCTTGGAATCAAACTGAATCAGCAAACTCCAAGCCTGACGGAACAGGTCGCCCAACGCCTGACGGAACAGGCGCAAACGTAAGTCCATGTTCTGTTGAGCTTGGGCATTGATGGCCTCAACTTCTGTTGCCGTGCGCCTGTCTCTGTCAGCCATGATTCCGTAATCAGGAACAGTAACCCGCTGCTCGGCAATCGACTGGGTTTGAGTCATCTCATTGTCAAAGTCAATCGGCGTGGACGGCATCTGTACCGGAGCAATTCCGAACGGAAGAATTTGCGCGGGTTTCATCCGCAGGTTAACGGAGTTAGGCAGGTCACGCTCGGCCCTGAACATCGGCTGATTAAGAAGCGTTGCCGCATCCATCTTCTCGTTCCAAGTCTTGTTAAGCGCAATCTCAAACGGGCCTAGCATCTCGCAAACTCCGCGAGGCGAATACCAACCACCGCCGGTAATCTCGTACTTACACGAAACGAACGGAGGAACCCCGTGGTCAAACGGAACCTTCATCTCCTTGCGAAGCGGAATGTCAGGGGCTTGGGGTGAGAAGCATTCCATTATCCAATCACCGTCTTTGTCCCGCGAATAAACCTCCCACACAATAACCTGCTCCTCATCATTAGAGTGAGTAAGTCCTTCCCGTATCTCCCTGTTGTTCTTCAACTCAGAGAGCATCCCACCCTCTTCGTTCTGTGCGCCTGAAATCGCTTCCACGGTTTTCTTGTCGTTCCTGTAAATCCCTGCACGCTTGTATGACTCAAGGCTCATGGGAATCACCTGACAAACTCGGTCAGCCCCACCAATCTCTTTTGTCCACGGCGGAACAATCATGTAAACTGGGTCAACGGATTGAAACTCTATCTGCCCCTTATCCGGATTCCAGTATACCTTCAAAACCCCATGACCACTGACAAGCATATGGTCAATCCAGCTCATAACCTCAGTAGCGTAGTTGGACTTCTCATTGAGCTTATAGGAAAACCACTGTTCAGCCGCAGCGGTATAAGCGGAAAGCTGGCTCCGCATGGGAACGAATGTCGCCAACACATCAAGACCCATAGCCTGTTGAAAGAAACTCGGCTTGAGCTTGTTGATGGTTGTGTCGATTAAAGGAAAGTGAACATCAGATGCGTTAGGCCACGGCTTGTGCTTGCGGCGTAGTCCGTCATTACGCATTTGATACCAGAGTGCTTGTCTGGTTTCCCAGCGTACACGGGAACTAATGTCATTGCTTACGAGATTGAAAAGTTCTGTACTCATTTTTTCTTCTTACCTTTAAGTTGCTTCTTCGCCTCCTTGTGTGCCTTGGACTTCTTCTTCGTGTTGAGCATCACAGCAACCGCTTGCTTGTTTGTCTTGTACGGCATTATCTTCCCCTATCCCTTCCCCTACCACGAACGCTTGGCGCAGGTTTACCTGCTTTGAGGTCGGCTTTGGTTGGTTTGAGATGCCCGTCCTTATCAGGCCCATCTTGTTTCTTTTCTTTCTTAGCCATTAGTGATTCTCCCAATCAGAAAACTCATCCGGTTCCGGATGCCTCATCTTTGCCCCTTTCCAAGTTGCCATTATCAGAATCTCTGTCTTTAACGCATGACCTACACACTCCTCGCAAATAAAGCCACCAACTGCCACGTCTTCTGCAACGCACATCCCAATCTCTTCGCAAGTGTAGCAGACTGCCTCTGATGGAGGCAGTCCCCTTATGCTCGACCGTCTTAATGTCAAGACCATCCCCCACAGCTAATACCCCACATACATACCGCTTGGCAAGGCTTCTTCTTCATAATTTCTGCTGGCTTCATCCATCAACTCTCCCACCGTTGGACGGGTGACAGCGTTGAATCTCTCCCAACTTCCACCAATCCCGCCTCCGCACGATATACAACCCATAACCGCATCAGCCCTATCCGGACTGTCCAGCCCTCTGGACTTCATCTTGTCCTTGGACTCCATGCCGAGCTTTCCTGTTCGACTAACTTCCGACCTGCGCGTCACCATCTGTTGATGAAGCATCCCGTCATCCGGCAGCAGCACCTCCTGCTTCTCAATAATCCGAGCAGCCGTGTGCCACATCTCCGCACTCCGGTTGGCGTACCTATCATCAAATGGTCTGGCCCCGAAGTTCACCCTATGCACGTCATACCCAGCATCCATGAGGGCGTCACAGAGCGGAAGCCCCATGCCCCCTTCATCAGCGTATATCTCGTCCTGAGATAAATCGTTCTTCTTAATCAGGTTTATGATTTTGCCGATTGTCGTGTTCGTGTTACGCTCACGCCAAGTCACCATCTCCATCACCTTATTCCCATTCCGATACGCAAACACACATTCGTCTCCGCCAGCCGCAAAATCAATAAAGGCTACCCTCATCCCCATACTCAATTCCGGTGGGTTCTGTAAGCACTCCTCAAGATTCTTCAAATTCAATACCAACCCCTCCCCACTGTCATCCATGAACTCACCGTAAATCATGGAACGAACCAAGGGACTGTTCTCCCCGTACATCTCTATCTGTTCATCAATCCAACCCTTCTCAAGATGCGGGCAGTCGTAAGCTGTCACCGTGTGACAATCCCAAAACTTGCGCTGTTTTGTAAACGATTCGTAGAAAGCTCCCGCGCTAGAACCGGGACTTGACATCACCAAAAGTCTACTCGGCTGACATCTGGCTATGGCTGTGAAGATTTCATTTGGGACGGTTTTCGCCTCATCAACTATCATCAACAGATTCTCTGTCGGCCCCTGCCGATGCCAACCCTCAAACTTACCGGCGTCATTCGTACTAAACCCAATCGCCCTTGACCCGTTCTGATAATGTAACTCATTGCTCGTAGCCCTCCATCCTGACCCCAGCCCACTAACATACTTCTTCAGGGTCGGCCACAACTGGCCCTCAACCTGACGCCAGACGCCAGCAGTCGTCACTACCAGACTTTCCGGAAACCTAACCATGTGCCACAAGATAGCACTCGCCGCCACCATACTCGTCTTACCCGAACCGTTAGCCGCCTTCAATGCCACCTGACACTCACGCTCATTCAATGCCTCCAATACCTTCCTCTGCCAAGGATAAGCATCCATCCCCAAGAACATCTTCGGGAAGTTCTCCAACTGACTCGCTTCCTCCAACGCATCGTGGTCACGCGCCATCCTCGCCAACGCAGCCTGTGAACGCTTCTCGCTAGGGGATAGAATCAGTGACGGAGGCGGAGCTTCCTTAATCGTCTTGGAAGGCAAGACAATATCCAGCTTACCCTTCTTGGGTTTCGGGCCAGTCCTCTTCAAGCGAGGCTGCTTCTTCAGCACCTTGAGCTTCTTCTTTGGCATAACGCCTAGTTACGCTTCTTCACGCGCTCTGGAATCGAAGACAACTGCGACAGCAATTCCGGTGAGACGGTGCTTTTCGCGGGCGAAGTACCACTTCCAGTTGCCTTCGGACTCCAGTGCGGGAACCGCGACTGAAGGAAAGCCAATGCCAGCTTCCCATCGCGGCTGTTCATAATCTTATCCACCAAAGCTTCCTCCGCCCTAGCCTGTGCCGCAAGTATCTGCACATTAAGCTGCGGTTTCTCCTTGCGTATCGTGTCAAGCCGTTTAGGCGATATCCCACAAGCCCCACACGCAGCAGTTAAACTCATGCCACGCGATAGCTTGTCCAAGAACATCTCAAGCGTCTTACCCGTCAAGCTCTTTTTAACAGAAATGTCTGCCATGGCCTCAATGTACCATAAGTT